TGTACCTCAAGCACAAAATGACACAGACAGAGTTAGATAGAGCTCTGGAAAACGAAACTGTAACTGCAACTGATAAAAGAGATAGTAGTATCACTGCTGACTGGCTAGAGGGTAAAGGATTTATTACAGTCCCAGAAGCAGTTGTATCCGTAGTTAATGTATTTCCTTTTGACGATCAAACAACAAATAATATGTTTGACCTTCGTTATCAATTAAGATTAAATGATTTATATGATTTTTCATCTACATCAATTATTCATTATCAAATGACAATGAAACATTTAGATTTCTTGTCACATATTTTAGTTGGAGAAAAACCACTAAGATTTAATCAACATCAAAATCGTCTTTACATAGACATGGACTGGTCTAATGACATAGCTGCAGATGAGTTTCTTATTATTGAGTGTTATCGTAAAATAGACCCAGATACATATACAGACATTTACAATGACATATATTTAAAAAGATATGCAAGTGCATTGATTAAAAAACAATGGGGTGCAAATCTATCTAAATTTAATGGAGTTGCAATGTTAGGTGGTGTCACTATGAATGGTGAGCAAATATACACTCAAGCATTAGACGAAATAACAAAACTAGAAGAACAAATACAACTTGCATACGAAACACCTATAGATTATATGGTAGGTTAATATGGCAGTCAATAGTTTTTTCCATACAAATAATCTTGCTGCACTTAAATCAGAGCAAAACCTTTATCGTGACTTAATTAAAGAAGCAATACAAATTCATGGGCATGATGTATATTATGTTGACAGAACAACTGTTGCAATAGATACCATACTTGGTGAGGACGCAATTTCTAAATTTACTACGCAACATCCAATAGAAATGTATGTAGAAGATGCAGAGGGTGGATATGCTGGTGAAAAAGAAATTATGAGCCAGTTTGGTTTAGAAAATAGAAACGAAATTACTTTTGTCGTAAGTAAGCAAAGATTTCAAGAGATGGATAGTCAAATTACTCTTGAAGATGGAACAGATACTACTGGTGGCTCAATACAGCTTGAAGCTGGCTCAATAAACCAAAATTCAAATTCATCAAGACTTGAAACAGTTACACAAAGATTTATTACAATGAATGGAACAGACATTTCATCAAGTAATGCTGGAGATAATATTATGTTAGAAGATGATAATACATCTTTTATATTATCAGAGGAAAGTGGTAGTGAGTTTTATTTAATTATGGATACTGCAACAACTGATGCAGATAGGCCACAAGAGGGAGATTTAGTTTATCACCCAATATTAAATAAAATGTTTCAAGTTAATTTTGTTGACCACGATCAACCATTTCATCAACTTGACAACAATCCTGTTTATAAACTTAGATGCCAGCAGTTTGAATACAGTCAGGAAAGAATTGATACTGGTATCACAGAGGTTGATAACATTGAAGCAACACTTACAACTGATGTTGGTGAGCATCAGTTTACATTAGAGCAATCAAGTGCAGTTAATGAAAACATCAGAATATTGCACGCTGCAAACGAAGATGGATTACTATTACTTGATGGAACTGATGGAACTGGATCAAACGCTGGTGATAATGTCATTGGTGAAGATGATGAAACTTCAGTTGGTATAAACATATTACTTGAAAACGCAGCTGATAGCGGTAATGATGCATACCTCTTACAAGAAACATATATAGTAGGTGGTAGCAGTACAGACACATCAAATATAGATAAAACGGCACAAAATGAACTCTTTGACCAACTAGACGATAATGTTTTAGACTTTTCAGAGAGTAACCCATTTGGTGATGCTGGAGGAACATAAAGGCGTGAGAGATATGCTATGAAGAAAAAGGAGATGATATTATGTTAGGGCAGCAGTTCTACCATGAAACCATGCGAAATGTTATTGTTGCATTTGGTACTTTATTTAACAATATACATTTGGTTCGTAAAAATAATAGTGGAAATATTATTCAAACTATGAAAGTGCCACTTGCGTATGGGCCAAGGCAAAAATGGCTAACAAGATTAGATGCAGATGCAAGCCTTGATACTAAAGTTGCAATCACTTTACCAAGATTAGGATTTGAAATACAAAATCTTACATATGACCCATCAAGAAAATTGAATCGTGTGCAAAGATTTAAAAAAGTAAAAAGTTCATCATCAGCGTCTAATAAATTAGATTCTCAGTATATGCCTGTTCCATATAATTTAGATATTGAATTGTATGCAATGGCAAAGCAGTCTGATGATGCATTACAAGTTGTTGAACAAATATTACCATACTTTCAGCCAGATTATACTCTTACAATTAAAGATATGACAGATATGGGAATAGCAAGAGATGTTCCTATTATTTTAAATAGTGTTTCATATGAGGACAACTATCGTGGTGAGTATGGTGAAAGACGAGCAATCATTTACACTTTAGCATTTACAACTAAGTTTTACTTATATGGCCCAGTTACTTCACAGAAAGTTATTAAGACAGTACAAGTTGACCAGTATACAGATATTCAAGATAATGCACCTAAAAGAGAGCAACGATACACAGTTGCACCAAAACCATTTACTGCTGATGCAGATGATGATTTTGGGTTTAATGAAACAACATCTTTCTTCCAAGACGCAAAGAATTTTGATTCTGAAAGTGGAACTGATAAGTAATGAAAACTGCAGCTGATGTTCTTGATGAAACTCTTGGTGTTCTTGACCCTGTTGAACAAGAACTTAAGGGTGCAAAAACAAAAGTAATTGTTAAAAGGCCATCAGATAAATTAGAAGATGTTGATGCAGACTACAAATATCAGAGAGAAAATTTTTACAATTTGGTAGAGAGAGGGCAAGATGCAATTGAGGGTATTCTTGAAATTGCAAAAGAATCAGAGCATCCACGCACCTATGAGGTAGCTGGTAATTTAATTAAACAGGTTGCAGAGGTTACAGAGAAACTTGGTGAGCTGCAAGAAAAGATGAAAAGACTCAAAGAAGTTCCTAATACTGCACCTAAAAATGTTACTAACGCATTGTTTGTGGGTTCAACTGCTGAGTTACAAAAGATGTTAAAAGGAAAAACAGATGGACATGGAAGCACAGACATTACAACTGACTGAGTTTATACTGCCTTGGGTTGGAATATTAATTAGTTTTATTATTGCAATTTGGGTGAAAGATATTGCAACTGGCCTTGCAAAAGGTATAAAATTTAAAATGAATCCAGCATTTAATGAGGGAGATAAAGTTCTTCTTGAGGGTAATGATGCAGTTATCATAAAAATTGGTATAAGTGAAACTGTATTTGGTGTTTATTCTGAAAAAGGATATATTTGGAGATATGTTCCAAATGAAAGAATACATGTATTAAAAATAGAAAAAATAATTAATTCAGAATTACATTTAGATACTGACAAAGAAAAAGCAGAAAAACTTCAAGCACTCATAGATGCCAATCAGGATAAACACATTGTAAGTAATCGTGAAGCAATTGAGAGTTTGAAGAATGGAAAATAATTATCTAGGTAATCCCAATTTAAAGCGTGCAAATGTTTCTGTTCAATGGACAGAAAAACAAGTAAAAGAATTTGCACAATGTATGAAAGACCCTATGTATTTCATACAGAATTATGTGAAAATTGTTTCTCTTGATGAGGGTTTAGTTCCATTTAAATTATACGATTTTCAGAAAGAAATGATTGGAACATTTCATAGTAATCGTTTTACTATTTGTAAACTTCCAAGACAATCAGGTAAATCAACAACAATCATATCATATTTACTGCATTATGTGTTATTTAATGACTCAGTTAATGTAGCAATACTTGCAAACAAAGCTGCAACTGCAAGAGATTTATTAGGACGATTACAACTTGCATATGAGCACTTACCTAAATGGTTACAGCAAGGAGTTATGTCATGGAATAAAGGTTCTCTGGAGTTAGAGAATGGTTCTAAAATACTCGCATCATCAACATCTGCAAGTGCAGTTCGTGGTGGCTCGTATAACATCATATTCTTAGACGAGTTTGCATATGTTCCATCTAATGTCGCAGAGCAATTCTTTAGCTCTGTATATCCTACAATATCATCTGGTAAAACAACAAAGGTAATGATTGTATCTACACCACATGGTATGAATATGTTTTATAAACTATGGATAGATGCAGAAGAAAAAAGAAACTCATATATTCCAATAGAGGTGCATTGGAGTGAAGTGCCTGGCCGTGATGAAAAATGGAAGCAAGAAACAATTAAAAATACATCAGAATCACAATTTAACACTGAGTTTGAGTGTCAGTTTCTTGGCTCAATCAACACTCTAATTAATCCAAGTAAACTTAAAACACTTGCATATAGAAGTCCAATAAAGTCAAATGCTGGACTTGACATATACGAGAATCCACAAAAAGATAAAACATATTTAATAGTTGCAGATGTATCAAGAGGAACATCAAATGATTACTCTGCATATATTGTATTTGATGTTTCACAAGTTCCATATCGTATCGTTGCAAAGTTTAGAGATAATGAAATCAAGCCTTTATTATTTCCACAAAAAATATATCATGTTGCAAAAGCATACAATGAAGCTTTTGTTTTAGTTGAAGTAAATGACATAGGTGAGCAAGTTGCAAACGCATTGCAATATGATTTAGAATATGAAAACTTAATTATGGCATCTATGCGTGGACGCTCTGGACAAGTTATGGGAACTGGTTTTTCTGGTGGAAAAGTCCAACTAGGTGTTAGAACTACAAAAGCAGTTAAAAAAATAGGTTGCTCTAATTTAAAACAAATGCTAGAAGATAGTAAAATAATTGTGGAAGATTATGATTTAATTAGTGAACTATCTACATTTATTGTTAAAGGTAGTTCTTTTGAAGCAGACGATGGCTGCACAGATGATTTAGTTGCGTGCTTATTCTTATTTGGTTGGGCAACAGACCAAACATACTTTAAAGAACTAACTGATAGTGATATTAGAAAACAAATGTATCGTGAACAGCAAGACCAGTTAGAGCAAGACATGGCTCCATTTGGATTTGTTGTTGATGGATTAGAGGACGATAATGTTGGACAAATGACTGATGAATATGGAACTCGCTGGTCGCCTGTTGTTAGAAAATATGATACTAACTGGTAATTATATCTGAATCTAATTTTTGAAAGCAATTTCTACATACAATTTTATTTTTTTCTATATACTTAATTACATCTTTTTTATCATTAGACTTTTTAGATAATGCTCTTATTTTTCTA